GCTCTGATACGTGATGAAGTACTAAGACACAAGCCTCTGTCTTGCGTGCCATATCGTGCAACTCCATCATAATTGCACGTAGCCCAGCCCATTCATTGTCTGTTTCGGCTGCAACATTCATTAAGTTATCAATGATAATTAACTCAGGTGCTATCCCATACAGTTCAACGTAGGCTTTGATTTCTAATTCAATGTCATCTAATGATGGACTTGAATCAAAGACCCATTGTATGTGCGACATCTTGTTAAGATGTTCAGCGTAGTAGTCAGGTTTGTAATCCATATTGGATTCAACTGTTAACTGTGTGTGCCCTGAGATCTGCGCTGCAGATCGCATTAGCACCGTAGCAGTATCAGTATCTGCGGAAAAGAAAAGTGTTGGCACCTTTGCCTTGATTGCATAGACCAGAGAGAACATACTCTTACCAGCGTTAGGGGCTGCAGCAACCATACATACTTGCCCTCGTCTAAATTTGATGGACTCACTAGCCAAGCCAGTCCATACATCAGGCAACGGCACAGCCTTAATAGTGCTGGTGCCCAATGCCCTCTTTAGATCAAGCAACTTTCCCATCCCCTCCAAGATTTATTCTGCGTTGTCTTCTCATTGCAAGACGTTCACGTGGAGCAAGTCCACCCCATATACCGTGCTGCTCTTTGCGGATTCCCCACTCAGCGCACTCAGTTCTATGAGTACAAGTCTTACAAATTGACTTTGCAAACTGAACATCAACTGGACTTACTAATCCCTTTTCTTTTTCAGGGAACCAGAAGTCTCCACCTACCTGTGCACATAACGGGTTCTCGTACTCACGAGGTTCCCGCATCCTATTATCTAAGGAAGATAGGGTCGCACTTATCTAGAGCACCCTTTGGTGCAGAGCACATCCAGGCTTTCCAAGGTCCACGTGCTGATGTTCCATTACGAAATACCATATTGCCGTGCTTACAGGTTGCTGCCTGTCCTTCTGTTACTACTGGAGCAGGTGGTGCAACTGGTGTTGCGTTAAAAGATTCCGCAACTGATGCAACTGTTGGTGCTTGTACTGGTGTTGATGTTCCACCTTGTAAGTCATTACCTGTTGCACGAATCAGTGTTGCCACCATTGAAAGATCTGTTAGACCTGTCTCTAATTCCTTTACATCTGTTGCGTATAGATTGATAAGCGTTCCATCGTTTAACTTGTAATTGATTTGGAACTTTGTGTTCTCGTTTGCAGCCATTTACTTTCCTCCAGTTTGTTTGATTTGTAACCGCTGTGATTCATTACCAAACTTCTTAGGTACAAACCCAAGAAGTTTTTCTACCTCTTCACTGTCAATACTTTCACGACCTCTGACAGTTGTCCAACTGACTTCTATCCCGCTAGGTGTTGTACCTAGTAGTCCCTCGAAAGAAGTCTTCAATGAATCTTGGTGCTTTTCTAACTCTTTTATCTGCGCTGCTAACTGTAGATACAGCAGTGCGTTCCTGTCAATATCAGCATCATCAATAAGTACATCACTGACTGCCGTATGTTCTTTTTTTATACCAACGCATCCCATCTCACCAGATGAATCGTAAAACTTACAATAGAACTTACAGTAATTGGCATCGCGTTCTGGATCTGGTGCCTTTGTTGATCCCTTGATTGCTGCCAACCAGTTCAATGCTTGCAGTGCAATGCTCTCATCGTAATCTTCTGTATGTACCTTGACATCTCGCTCATCGCCATCACGTGCAATAGCGACAAGCGAGACGCGCTTCACATCGTGACCGTTCTTTGCTAATAGGTATCCGTATGTCTGCACTTGCCAGCGCTGTTGTGTTGATGGGAAGAATGAAAGGTTCTTAACCTTGCTTGTCTTCCAGTCAATGACATCGCCTGTACCTGGTACATAGCAGTCAATGTGTGCCTTCATACCGTTGTATTCAACAGATGTTTCAATCATTACATCAGGGTTATCTGCTAGTGCTTGTTCAATTTCTGCGTGAATAGCAGTACCCATAATGGCTGCTAACTTCATCTCGTTCTCATTAGTTTCAGGTTGATCGTTTAATCTGTACCAGACCTTACGACGACAGCCACCTAACTCTGATGGACCAATCTGTACCTGCGTAGATCGTGAACGTTTTGCATCATTTGCACGTAGTGCAGTAAGTAATAGTTCTTTCGGGTTAGTACTCATACCGCTTCCTTCCCTGCTTTATCGTGTAATAGGAAAGCAAGTCTACAGGCTTTCCAACCCTGCTCAAACCAGTAATGTGCAGCGTATTCACCTGTTGCTATAACTTCTTTGAACTCTGGCTTTACATAATCGTATGTATTAAAATCCATTAGAATTCCAGCATTACAAAAAAGAATACTAGATCAATGCTAATGCGATTGCTATCAATAAAAAATCCAACACTTATCTGCTTGAAGTAGTAGCCGTAAGACAGCCACATCTTCCCTACCCTTTTTTCTTTGTACATTCCTACACCCTTTCCTGGACTACTAACTGTATGGGCTTACCAGTGTTAGCGTCAAGGACCGACGCGATCTCTACGGCTTTACGGGCGTGTCGCTTTGCATACTCTACGTCCATATCAGGTTTGATAATTGAAGACAGGTAGCCAAGAGCAAACTGCCCACCACTACCAATGCCATACGTTCCGTGATTTGCTTGGAAAAAAGAGAGATCACAAGCAACGCGAAAGATATTACTGTTAAAAGCAATGAGATAATCGAAGCCACCATCTTTGTCCACCTTATTGTAGTCGTAGTTGTTATCGGAAAATGCTTGGTTGATACTGGGTATAATTTTCCTACCCATAAATTGCCCTGGATCCTCACCGCGATAAAGCGGTGGCTTCCAGTTGTACGAAAGTATATCTCCTGGTCGTGTATCACCTGAGATACCTAATAGAAACTTGCCAACCTCAACGATTTTAGGTGTACTAGTTGCTAACGTCACAAGATTATCTTCTGTGATCTGAGAATCTGCTACTAGAACTGCGTAGTCAATTCCTTCTATCGCTGCGATGGTTGTCATACTGGGATCATACTAGAGATCGGCGTGTCGTTGCGTTAGCAACACCTACTGGTTATTACAATATGAGCCGTGAGGCGAATAAAACAGGGTGCCCCAAGGGGGCACGATGGTATGGTATTGACTGTGCGGTTCCGTCTACCAAGGCTGCCGAAATTTAAGTCTAAACTACCAGAGAAATTTGGTACAGATCTGCGAGGTTTGGGTCCAATACACGTCTGTCCTTGTGGCTCACAAGTCTTTTCTATAATGGCATCCTTTGAGGATCACGAACTGGTCTGGTACTTTCTTGATGGTACCTGTGTTAACTGTGGCAACATCGTAACTGTCCCTTGTCCAGTAGATAAAGATGAAGCACAGACTTTCTGAGATCAATGAAGAAGAACGCACAGGAATGTGCACAGTTTGTGGCCCCACTAAGTTAAAGACACGGGATAAATCAAAGCCAGTAGCAAGTAGATACAGGTGCAATACCGTATACAAAATTAACCAGATGAAGATTCGTTCTCCTTACCACGCATACCGTAAGGACTACTGCGAGGACTGTGACTTTAAGCCAGTCCACATCAGCCAGTTAGATGTAGACCACGTAGACGGTGACCGCTTTAACAATGACCCAGCCAACCTGAGAACCCTTTGTGCTAACTGCCACAGGCTCAAGACCCATCTATCAGGGGACAGTAACTCAGGTATCAATTAGTTTTATGGCATAAAAAAAGAAGCCCCTCCGAAGAGGGGCCTCTTTCTATTTGCCTCGCGCTAGTGGGTTACTTAGACCCACGTCCAAAGTCTGTAGCAGATGCATCTAGCCACTTGAGTAATGGACCAGCAAAGCCAGCGACTGCTGCCATTGCTAGTGTCTTGAGGTCTGACTCGCCTGCAAGGTAAAGTGCAATAGCAGATGCTGCTGCAGCACGGAACCAAGTTAGTGCGATTTGTTTGAATTGTTCCATTGGAACTCCTTTGTTTACTTTGTACCGTGCAACTTGCAACAAGTACAAACTTCGGTCTTGTATGCCTTCTTTGCTGGCGTAGGTATTACCCTGGCTACTACTTGATTGATGATCTTTGGTTGATTCATCCACCAAAACCAAGGGGAAGTGTCTTTGCCCATATCCTTGTTAATGGAAATGTGCAAGTGTTTAGTGTGTTGGTTACTGCCTGTGTACTTACGATTGCCTTCTTTAGCACGTTCTTTAGACCAGATTTTTCCCTGGAAAATTAGATACTTAACTCGCTTGTCTTCTTTTAACTTCTCAAAAATATCTTTGCAGTCAATCCCACTAATCGGATCGTGTGTTAGGTCTACTGCATAACCTGTGTTGTGGTCTGAATCAGGACTCTGTTTGATGTGTGCTGCTGATGGTAGTAGTCCATCCGAGGCTTTCTTACGCTTCGGACGAAGTGCTGTCGCTTGTCGCAGGACAGCAATAGCGGCAGGTGTGGCTCGTTTGGCAATCATCGCAGACATCACTCATTTCTTTTGTATCATCATCTGATAGAGAATCTCTACCTTGGTTTCTAATCTTGTAACGGAATCTTTGAGGCTCGATCCACTATTGGGTTTAAGTTCATTAAGATAGTGTTTAACTAGCCAGCGCACTGCGCCAATAAAGCCACCAATAATTGTCATTACTGCAACAGCAATTGTTGCGTAGTCTTGCGCCTGCATTAGACCGTCCTAATTGTGACTAGTAAAACGCCACCGTAACCAGTGAATCGTTTATCTGATGGTGTGCTGTTTCTAAAATCCATCTCTTCAATGATGCCAAGGTATGACTCACCAGTTCTAAAGTCTTGAATCTGAATGGTGTCGCCATTGTTTTCTATTAACTCTATTTGGTATATACGATCATAGGCTGCACCTTCATACCCAACCTCAACTCCAAAGTGGTCTGTCTCGTGGTCAAAGCAGGACAATGGATACTGGATCAGTCTCTGGCGTGGTGTTGCAGGCAATGAGCGAATCTGGTAACCAGTAAACAATGGCCCCTTGCTCACGTCAGTTGTTGAACGAGTCAGTGTAAACTTAAATCCAAGATACTCTTGGGCTGTTTGTGGATAGTTGATATTGATTTGAGGTACTGCAGACTCTTGACCAAAGACACCAATAGTGTATAAATTATCAGAGGCATCTACTGATTGGATAGTAACGCCACCATTGGTGGTATCTACACGAGCCTGCATCAACTTAAAAATCTTTGTCTCTAATGTGTTGTAGCGAATGTAACCAGTACGCAGGTAGCCAGTTGCTACTAGGCTGGTAGTTGATTCAGCCCAGGTATTATTACCATTGGTAAAGGCTGCTCTATCTGAGTTGCCAAAGAAGGCA